GTACACTTATAAAACAAGAAAGGTATGCTAAATGGGAGCAAATTTAATCACAAAAGCGGAATATAAAACATACGCTGGCATCACCTCCACAAATCAAGATGCAGAAATTGACTTATTAATTCCACGAGTAAGCGAACTAGTAAAAACATATTGCCGTCGTACATTTGTAGACTTCTATGACGAGGCTAAAACCGAGCTGTTTGAAGGTGGCTTTGGCTCGTTGTTATTAAAAGAAACACCTGTAACTCAAGTTATCTCTGTTCAGCGTAGTACAGACTATGGGCAAACTTACACTAAGTTAACTAAATTTACAGACTGGGCTCAGACCGGCGATTATGTAGTTAGTATTAATCCACGCGGATTCGAGCCGCTTATTAATGGTTATAAAGTAACTTATTTTGCAGGATACGAAACAGTACCACAAGACTTGCGTTTAGCAGTTTTGGACTTAGTTACCTACTATCGCAAAAATGACGGAGCTATTCACTCAACAAAAGCTCCGGGTACTAATGCTGTACAAATCGAGTATATTTCAACTACTAGCTTACCTGCACACATTAAGCGCGTACTAGACCTATATGTAGCGGATTATACATGAGTATTGCAACAAATATACCTTTTAGTGTTGCTGCAAACGCACAGCAGTTTCTATTAGGAATAGCTGTAGAAGAAGCTGCATCCAATAGTTCTAAAGATAGAGCCTATAAAAAGATACAAACAGAAATCAATAAAGTATATTCAGATCTACGCGATAGTTACGATAGATTAATACCAAACGTGTTAGTATTAGATATAGATACGTTTACTAATTTATTGATAAATAAAATTATTTCTAATCCTGAAAAGTTTTTAGATGAATTTAGCTCTACAAAAGTAAAGCAAGACTGGGGCAATACGTCCAGCAAAGAATATATTGCTTTAAGGACTAGAATACATAGATTAGTTAAAGTATACCACGCTAGTATACTCTTAAAGCAAAAGACCTCCAACCCAATCGCACAGCTAAATAACGAAGCACGAACAATATTTAACAGAACTCGTAATATTGAAAACGATGTATCTGCCAGGGTTCTTGGAGTAGCTTTTGGAAAAAGTATTAGGCGAGTATTTGGCAATAGTGCAGTTTTAGCGGCAAATGCCCCAGAACTTGGTAGCTCAGAATCTACATACATATTTTTCTCTTCTAGTTTTTCCTCTATTGGAGACTCAATTAGACAAAAAATATACGCTCCATTGATATCCTATATACGTAACCGTATGCTTGGTGGAGAATTAGAAACAAGATCAGATATAAAGATCGGCGAAATAGTAAACCTAGGCCACGCCACTTTAGTTAATGAATTAGGAAGTTACGTAAATAGTCCAGCTTTTGCAAAAAGTTTATTTACCGTAGCAAAAGGTGGGTCTAGTAAATTTGGTCCAACTGAACTGCGTCAAGCAGCGGATTTCTTCAAAAAAGAAAGCCGTATTATAGAAAATAAAATACAGGTATCAAAAGACTTTGGCTCTGTAACCAGCGGCTATGGTATACTAATGGCACTTGGCGTAACTTTTACCAATATTGAAGACGCTGCGATTAACTCAGACCGTGGAAGAAGATACGAGGGCCCCGCCGCTAGGGTTATAGGTACTATTAAAACACCTGTACAAAGTGCAAAAGCCGTAGAAAGATTAGCTAACAGACTATATTTAGCCGTTTACAAATTAAATCCTTTATTAGGAAAAAGCGGTAAAACAGCGGTAGAGTACTTAACTGACGCATTAATAGATACTTTAAAAGCAAAACCGATTAAGTCGGTTAAACACAAGACTTCTAAAGTAGTAAAAACTGAAAAGACGTATTATACTCCAAAAAATATATCTTATAAGAACAAGCTTACAGGTAAGATACCTTATAGTATAGTTGAGTTAAACTCAGTACCGGCTAATCTTAAAACCACTAACTTAACTAGTTTACAGAATCTAATTAATAGTCAATTACAGGACGTGATTAGTGCCAACATGGGCGACGGCAATAGACGAGATGTACTAAACTATCGCACTGGCCGATTAGCTAGTAGTGCTACAGTAGAAAGTATGTCGCAAAGCCGTGCTGGAATGATAACTGCTTTCTACAGCTACATGAAAAATCCTTATGCAACTTTCAGTGATAATGGCAGACAAAGCAATCCAAGGTCGCGTGACCCTAAATTGCTGATAAGCAAATCAATTCGTGAAATTGCAGCACAACAAGTCGGCAACCGTTTAAGGGCAGTCAATATATGAGTCGTAGAACATCAATTATAGCAGCGTTAACAGAAAAACTTAAGTTAATTGACGGCACCGCACCTTATCAAGTCAACCTAAGCGGCAATGCATTTGCAAAATTAAAATTCTGGGATGAAGTCGAGGACTTTCCCAGCATTTACCTAACGCCTGGATCAGAACAACGCGAGTATTTACCAGCAGATTTTACTTGGGGATACTTGGGTATAAGCATAAAAGTTTACTGTCGCGGAGAAGAAGCTCAGCTACAGCTAGAGCAGTTACTAGAAGATGTCGAAACTTGCATAGATGCAAACCGGGTACTAGTATACGACACAGATCGTGGCTATGAAACAACTGAAATTTTAATTCAGTCAATTACAACTGATGAGGGACTTTTAGCTCCTTATGCAGTTGGCGAAATTAACTTACAAGTGCGTTATGCAATAATGTAAGCAACCGTGCTAAAGTGTTGGCAACAGATAAAAGTCTCGTTAATTACACCTGCGCACTAAACCCAAAAAGGAAAGATTATGGCATTAAATTTAGTACGTAATAGTAGAGTATTCTTTACTACAGACGTTAACTCTACTACAGGTGCAGTGGATACCGGCGCTTTAGAAAGCGCAAAAACGTGGGAAATTCAAATTCTAGACGGATTTACATTCTCACAAAACACTAACCAAGAAACAGTAACAATCAACGAAGCAGGCAGTGCTCCTGTTCGTGGTCAGCGTAGCTTTAACACCAGTTTAGCTCCAGTTGACTTTTCTATGAGCACATACATGCGTCCAGACATGGGCACAACAAACGTAGAAGCTGAAGAAAGCGTGTTATGGGGCGCTTTATCAAGCACTGATGGTAGCGGCTGGACAGCTGGTTCTACTAATTCCACAGTTGACTTTGATGGTAGTAATGCACACCAACTTCAAAAGTTTGGTTTAATTATTATTCTTGACAATGTTACCTATGTTATTGATGACTGTGTTTTAACACAAGCAACAATTGACTTTGGTATTGATGCTATTGCTACAATTGCTTGGACTGGTCAAGGCAAAACATTGCGTAAACTAAACACTAACGCTACAGCTTCAGCAGGTACTTTTGGTGGCGGTTTAACTGGCAGCTATACACAAAAGAATACTGGTGCACCGTTTATTGCCAATAAGTTGAGCACTGCTACAGTTGCACGCGGTGGTACAACATATCAAATCGCTATTACTGGTGGTACTCTAACAATTAACAACAACGTTACTTACCTAGTACCTGCTAACTTAGCTATTGTTAACCAACCAGCTACTTACTTTACAGGTACTCGCGCTATTAGCGGTAGTTTAAATGCTTACTTAAAAACTGGCGGAAGCACAGACACTGGCGCCTTGTTAGCTTCTATGTTGGCTGATACCAGCAACGTTGAACCTAACTTCAACTTGCAAGTTGCAATCGGTGGCTCAACAAACAGCATCAAAGTGGCTCTAGAAATGCCAACAACTATGTTAACAATTCCTACAATTGATGTTCAGCAAGTTGTTTCTACTACAATTAACTTTACCGCACAGGGTTCGACAGGCGGTACCGCTGCTAGCCCTTACGATATCGGTGCTACTAACGAACTAACTGTTAAGTATTACGCAGTTTAATTTAGTGTAGCTTTTACACAAGGAGTGGCTTGATCACCACTCCTACTTTTTCATTATATAATTAGGATAAACTCCACAATGACAACCATTTCTTTAAAAACTCTTTTAGTTCCTTCAAAATCCCTAGAGGTAGAGTACCCAGGGATGCCGGACTTTAAAATTCAGATTGCTTTTTTAAGTCGCGAAACTCTGCAAAACATTCGTAAAAAGGCTACAAAAACCAGCTTTAAAAATCGTCAACCAGTAGAAGAACTAAACGACGAGCTGTTTTTAGAACTTTACGTTAAAAGTGCAGTTAAAGGTTGGAGTGGCTTAAAACTTAAGTACTTGGAGCAATTAGCTCCAGTAGATTTAAGCGGTCAAGATATGGATGCAGAACTGGAGTATTCAGAAGAAAACGCTCTTTACTTAATGAAAAATTCCACAAACTTTGATAGCTTTGTAAGTGAGCAGGTAACTGATCTTGCAAATTTTCAAACGAGCAAATAACTTTATTGCGTGAACAGCTACGAAACTATTTTCAAAATAGTGACGTACACATGACAAAGGACTCTTACTTTGAGATGTGTGAAATGCTGGGACAAGAACCGCTAGAATCCGAAATACCTGTGGAAATCAGTGATTTTCCAGAATTGGTACAACAGTGTTTTTTAGTATACAGAATGCTATCAGATAACTGGGATTCGATGGGTGGCGGATACATGGGTAAAGACTATGCAATGGTATTTGACCTGTTTCGTATATACGACATAGTCGACACTGAAGAAATTCTACTATGTTTGGATTTTTTACAGCACATGGACGGCATCCGTCAAAAGTTAATTGCAGAAAAAATAAAAGCAAAAAGCCCGCAGCCGTAAAAGCTTGCGGGCTTTTTTGTAGCTAAAAAAATTTGGTTTGACAAATTGCTGCCTGTATGCTATAATCGTGTAAACTATAAATCCCGGTTTTTGGTTTTAAAACCAGGATGGTGTACAGCTATTAGGAGAACAAATGGCCACACAAAATATAAACATTGGCATAAATGTCAGTGACAATGGAACAGCTAAAAAAGTTGTTCAAAGCTTTAAAGAAATAACGCAAGCGGCTACGCAAGCCCAGCAAGCTTCGCAAAGTATAAAAGCAACACCAGTTAAAAGCACCCTGACACCTGGTGGTACCAGTGGTTCGCGCATGGTCGCTGCAAGCATGGCTCCCAGCGAACGTATAATGAGTGGCGAAGATTACGGCCGTGCTCGTGGTGCTGCAGGAGCCACCGGAGCCAGTGCTCGTGATTTTGCAAACCAAGCTCAAGGTCTTGGCGGGTTGGTGCGCTTATACGCTACACTTGCTGCCAACGTATTTGCTGCAAGTGCTGCTTTTACTGCACTTAAAAATGCCGCAGATACTACCAATCTTGTACGTGGATTAGATACGCTTGGTGCCGCCAGTGGCCAAGCACTTGGTTCCCTAAGTAAGCGCCTAGTTGAAGTAACAGATGGTGCGATTAGTATGCGCGAAGCAATGACTGCAACCGCTCAAGCCAGTAGTGCTGGCATGAGCGGCAAAAACATTGAGCGTTTAGCTTTAGTGGCAAAAAATGCCAGTTTAGCACTTGGTGTAGCTATGCCGGACGCACTAAGTCGCTTAAGTCGCGGTATTGTTAAGCTAGAGCCTGAATTATTAGACGAATTAGGTTTATTTACAAAAATCGGTCCTGCCACTGAACGTTATGCCTTAGAAATTGGTAAAAGCGTTAATGCACTAAGCGATTTTGAACGCCGCCAAGCATTTGCTAATGCTGTGCTAGAAGAAGGTGAAAAGAAATTTGGAGCACTTGCCCAAGCAGCGGCAAATCCATATGATAAGCTACTAGCTAACCTAAAAAACGTAATACAGTCTGGACTAGAGTTAGTTAATAAAGTTTTAGTGCCGATAGTTTCATTGTTAGCAGAATCTCCTGCAGCATTAGGTGCTGTACTAGCTGGAATTGGGGTAGTACTGCTAAAGCAAGCATTACCTGCTATTGGGCAGCTTCGTGCTGGACTAAAAAATAGTGCTGAAGAAGCGCTAAAAACAGCAGAAGCTTTTAAAGAATCTTTTGGTGACGAATTCCAAACAATCCTAGAAAAACGCTTTAAAATCCCAGATCTTCAAGCAGATATTCGTAAAACAGAACAAGACTTAGCTAAACTTAAGTTTCCTGGAAAAGTACCAGAATCGCTAAAAGATTTACAAGCAGGCGAATTAAATCAAAAGAAGATTAATAGTTTATTAGAAACTCGCAACGCCACTATTGAAACAGGTATGCGCGGCAGTAAAAAAGCCAGTGATGCACAAATTGAACAAGCCAAGCAACAAGTAGCTTATATCGAAAAAGAAATTCTTCTGTACAAACAAAAGAAGAGTTTAGCAGAAGCCAGCGAAGGTTCAGTTGAGGCAGCTAGTGGCCCACTAAGCAGATTAGACGCAGAAATAATTGCACAAAGAAAATACAAAGATCTAAAAGACAAAGTAGTTAGAGCTGATATTATTTCCAATGCTGCCCAAGTTTCGCAAATTGCAGGCGTACGTGTTGCTTACCAATTGTTAAATCAAGAAATAGCAGAAAAAGGAGTTACCGGATTTGCCAAGTATAGTACTGTGGCTCAAGGTACTTTAGCTGCTGTTGGCACGAGAGTAATGGGTATTATATCAAGTTTTGCTGGAGTTGGGCAAGCCATCGGTTTAGCTGTAGCAGGATTTATGCTATTAGATAGCTGGTTTACTAGTAACTCAAAACAAGCTGAAAAATTTAGTAAATCTTTAACAACTGCAGAAGAGGCTATGTCAAACATAGCTAGAACAATAAGTGCTGCTACTACTACAGAAGGTTTTGCTACAAGAACAATTGCTAATACTGTAGCTTTTTCAAATGCTCTAAGCGAAGTAACTAGTAGCTTATCAGAAGTTATAAAAGTTTCCCGCGAAGCAGATAAAGCTGCAAATAGTTGGGATAAGTTCTGGGATGGACTATTCTCATTTGTAGGAAGAGACAGAGCCAGTAAACTAGCAAAAAACGTGGCAAAACAGATACAGTCTAGTATCGACTTGTTAAGTCGTGAAGGGCTGGCTGAGGCTTATAAACAGCAAGTACAAAAAATCTTACAAGTTGATAACTTAGAAAGCGTAGAACAAGTAACTGCTGCTTTTAAAGCCCTAAACAAAGAACAACAGAATGCTTTAATTTCTATACAAGAAAATTCTAATAGAGCGTTAGGCAATGCCGGAAGTGCACTTCAGAATTTTAAAGACAAAACAGATGAAGCATTAAAAGCTCAAAAAGTACTAAGTAATTCTTTTCTAGACTCTAGCCCTGCCTTTAAATATGGTGAAGGTTTAATTGCTGTTAGCAATAGTTTAAACGAGCTAATAACTCAAGGACCTGAAAGAGTTTCGCAAGCACTACAGGAACTTTCCGCTAACATGGAAAAAGCCGCCATGTTTGGCCCAGAGTTCGTTAGTGAATTCGGAAAAATAAGTTCTGAATTTGGAAAACAAAAAGCAGTTATTGACGGCTTAAGTAGTGCACTGGTAACCTATAAAAAAGAATTAAGTTTAGCTAACACTGCTGCAGGAACTAGAGGCGCTGTATTTACAGAGACTCCTGGGGCCCCTTCAGCTGCAAGAGGGACCTCTACTCTAGATATAGCACAAGGCAGTGGTCCTCGTCAGCAAGCTAGTATTGCTAATAGTACTGTTAGAGAACTTCAGAAAGCTTTAGCTGCTGCACCTCGTGACGCAGTAGACAAAAGCTTAAAGTTAGTTGAGGCCGCTGCTAAAAGCCTATTTGATAGAGGAATGGCATTTATTGGTAAAGCAGTGCGAGATGCTCAAACTACTGCGTCAATAACAATTGGTAAAGTTTTAACTTCAAACTTAACAGGACCACAAAAGCTACAAGCTGATGCCGCTTATGCTCAACAAGAATTAAAAGCACGTTTAGCTGATATTAGTATATCCGAACAAATGATGGATACTCAAACTCAGCTTGTAAATGAAATGAAGTTGGCAAATGCACTTCAAGCAGAAGCCAATGTACTACAAAAAAACGCTGGTAAAACTGATATAGCCGCAATAGAAGAAAATAAAAGAGCATCTAAAGAAGTTGCAAAAGCTCAATTAGGAGCTGCAGGCGTTGGTGCTGCTGGTATGCTTAATTCCGATTTACTAGATGAGCAGGAAAAAGCTAAGATTAGGCAGGACCAAGCCCGCCAAAAAATGGTACAGCAAGCCGCACTACAACCAGCAAAAATACTAGCCAAAAGTCAGCTAGAGGCTAGTCAATTAAGTTTAAGAGGCGACTTGCCAATAGCTCAAGCACAGCAAGAAGAAGAACTAAAAAAGATAACAGATCGCACAACTGCTAGTTTAATATCAAGACAGGATATAATGTCAAGCATTGCTAGTGTTACTAGTGCGGAAGTTATTAAAAATAGACAAAGTGCAGAATTAACTGAAAAAGCCGTACAACAAAATCGAGAACTTGGAGCTATCAACGATAAAATTGCTCAAGCAGAGGGCAAATATAGGGATGCTGTAGCTCGCGGGGATGCTGACGCACAAAAAGGTCAGCTGGCTCAGATTAATTTTCTTGAACAAGTTAAACAGCGTACAGAGCAAGCACAAGCAGCAGATACTTCGCTAATTACAGCCAAAGGTCGACAGCAGCTATTGACGCAAGAATTATTAGATATTGATAAACGCTACGAAACTTTACGCAGCACTAGTGAACTAGAAAATCAAACTACTACAAGCAGATTAGATGTTCAAAGCCAATTGCTTGCTATACAAAGTCAAGCAGGTCAGTATTCACAAACTTACGTTATTAATACTCAAACTGCTCTAGATAAAGAAAAAGCATTGTTAGATTTAAATATTGCTCAACAACAAGCCCAAGATACTTTAGCACAGAAACGTGAAGCGTCGGAGGCAAGAATAGCAGTACTAAAGGCAGATGGGGCTGTTAAAAATAAGGCAGCTATTGATGCAGAAACTGCTGAGCTAACCAGACAGCAAAATCTAACAAATAACACGGTTGCAGGACTTACATTACAGTATAATAATAAAGTAGCTGTTCTAGAAAAGTCAAAAGAGATTAACTTAGAACAAGAACGCTATAACCTATTAATTGAATCTTCTAATAACTTAGCAGAGAACTTAACCTTAGTTTTCAAAGACTTAGGAAGTTCAGTAGGCGGAGTCGTGTCAGCTATGGTCAACCTAGCTGTACAAAGCGAAAAAAATAATAAATTACTTGCAGATAATGCTGCAGAGCAGAAAAAGCTAAATGATATTGACGACCCTCTTGGTCTAAGCAAAGAAAATCAAGATAAGTTAAATAGATTAAAGCAAGAAGAAATTACGCTAAACGAAAAATCAACGAAAGCAGAGATGGCAAACGCTAGTAAGGTTGCCGGAGCTGCTAAAAAGGTATTTAAAGAGAAAACCGCAGCTCACAAAGCATTTGCCGCCCTAGAAAAAGGCACACAACTAGCAAGCCTAGCTATGGAATTAAAAACTATGGCAGGTAAAATTGGTGCGTGGTGGAGCGCAGTTCCAGTTAAAGCCGCAAGCGAAGGTGCCTTAACCGCAGTAGAAGGTGCTGGCGCAGCTGCTCGCGCACCACTTACTTTCGGGCAAATCGTTGGACAATATTTAAAATCAATTCCAGCACCTTGGGGCATGATAGCCGGCGCTGCAGCCGGAGCATACTTCTTAAGACTTATTGGAAAAGGTGGCGGTGGAGGAAGTCCAGCGCCATTTACAGCTACCAGCGAACAGCTTCAACAAACTCAAGGCACTGGAATGACTTTTAACGCTCTTGGCGAAAAAGTTGCTACCGGCGGAGGAATTTTAGGTGATGATGAAGCAAAAGCTAATTCAGTTGTACGCTCGCTGGAAATTTTAAAAGATAACTCCTTTAAATCTTTAAGCTATGATAATAAACTATTACGTAGTTTTCAAAGTATTTCCGATGCAATCGGTAAGGCTACTAATGTAGCTGTAACTTCAGGACTACGAACTGTACCAACAGAACTTGCAGCTACTCTTGGAACTAGCAAAGATAAATTTGATGCTACAGGTATTGGTTTAATTGATAGTTTACTTGGTGGCGTACTTGGTGGTAACTACTCAGAAACTCGTACACTTCAAAACCGTAGACTTGAACTGCAAGGAACTTTTGATAGTGTAAGCAAAGACATGTCAAATAGCCTAAAGTTAGTAACAGATGTATTAGTAGACTGGTACGAAGACGGTGGATGGTTTGGTAGCGATAGTGGGGGTAAGTTTGTTCAAACATCAGTTACTTCCGTAACCCCAGAGCTACAAAAAGCCTTTAAAGACGTAATGGGATACTTTAAAGAAGGTTACGAAGAAATAGCCGCCCAACTTAAAAAAGACGACCCATTAAAGTTTGTTACAGACAAGTTAAAGACAATAGCTTTAGTAGACTCACAAGGTCAACCACTTAAGTTAGATTTAATGGGTTTAAATGGAGCCGACGAAATACGTGCCGAAATTGAAGCATATTTTAGTCAAATAAACAATATTGCTCTAAAAGCCTTATTTCCTGAGTTTCAGGCCTTTGAGACTGCAGGTGAAGATTACGGAACTACAGTTATACGTATAATTCAGCAAACCGAACAAGTAAGATTAGGGTTATTATCTATAAGCAGCGCATTTGATTTGCTTAGTAGGGGTGCTACCAATGCATATGAAGTAGCAGAACTATTAATAAAGGGTGCAGCTGGTTTAGATAAGTTTGTTGACCAAATGAACTTCTTTTCAGAAAACTTTTTAACTGAAGCAGAGCGATTAGTTCCAGTTCAAAAAGCAGTTACAGCTGAAATGAACAGATTAGGTTTTGCTAATATTAAAACTAGGGATCAATTTAAACTTTTAGTTCAAGGTTTAGACCTTAACACAAAAGCTGGTCGCGACAACTATCAAGCACTAATGGATGTGCAAGAAGGTTTTATAGCAATTACAGAAGCTATGGAAGATAAAAAGGCCGGCTTACAAACTGGTTTGCAAAATACTATTGATAAATTTGATAAATTTGGTATTAGTTTACGCTCGTTCCGAGACGGCCTACTGCTTGGCAGCCAAAGTATATTAAGTCCTTTAGAAAAATATACAGAAGCTAAAATGCAGTATGAAACAACGTTTGCAAAAGCACTTGCCGGAGACGAAAAAGCTCAGGGCGAATATCAGTCAGCTGCACAAACCTTTTTAAGCGCGTCAGGGAATTACTTTGCTAGTAGCGGCCAATATATAAAAGATTTTAACAAGGTTTTAGAGGATACTAAGTTAGGTATTACCGAAACTGAAAGTCAAATTAATATAGCTAAAAAGCAACTAGGAACGTTAGAATCCATTGATGCTAATATTGCTATACTAGCTGGTGTTCCACAATTAGCGGCAGGTGGCCGTGCAAGTGGATTAACAATAGTCGGTGAACGCGGCCCCGAACTAGTAGACTTTTCTTATCCAGGAAGGGTGTACCCGGCTGATCAGACTCGTGGCATGTTTGCTCCTCAAGCAACTATGTCTAGTAGTGTAAGTCAAGTAGTACAAGAGTTACGTCAAGTTAAACAAGAATTAGCTCAATTACGCAAAGAACAACAGCAACAAACTGGTGATCTAATTGTAAGCAACTACGATGCTAATAACCGCGCAGCTGAAGCAGTAACAACTGAAGTGGCTAATGCTGCCACACTAAAAGAGTGGCAGCAACGTAATAAAGCTGCTGTTATTTAAAAAAGAAGGCCCTAAACTGGGCCTTCTTTTAATAATTATAATAAAGAGAGGTTTATGCTAAACTATCAAACATGGTTAGAAAGCTCAAAAGAAATACGTATCTTGCTGGCACAAGTATCAGTACAGATAGGTGGAGTTGAGCAAGTAAAATACCTAAGCACACACGCAGTAACTGTAAATGGTGTAGAATATGTACCATTAATAAGAACAAACATTAGCATAGACGAATCAATAAACTTAGACTATTCTGCCAGCATTAGTGTTGGAGATATTGAATTAGTCAACAATGCTGGTGAACTAGACAACTGGTTAAGCTATATCTGGAAAAATCGTACTGTAAAAATCTATTACGGAGGATTACCTATACCAGGTAGCACTGTAACTTTAGTTGATAACTTCGAACTAATATTTGACGGAGTTTGTACAGATATTGACGCTAAGTCGCGACAATCTGTTAACCTAAAAATACGTGATAAACTAGAAAAACTTAACACTCCTGTAACGGAAACTCTTATAGGCAACTACTACAAAGGTGAGGTAGTCGCTGAAACTGTAACAGTTAACCAAAACAGAAATACATTAAAACCTACAATTTACGGCGAAGTTCACAATATTTCGCCTATACTAACTGATCCAACTGAGCGAGAGTATATGGTTGCCGATGGACCAGTAGAACAAATCATAGAAGTACTAGATAATGGAGCTCCGGTTAGTTTTACTACAGTTCAACACAGCGGTACCCCTTACTTGGCTCCAGGCAGTTTTAGAGTAATAGGTCCATTAAAAGGCACATGTACTGCTTCTGTACAAGGTATTGCCCGTACAGTAAATATAATCAATTCTACTTATGTAGACACATATTCTCCTACTATATCAAACACAATTCTTAACTTATTAAAATTTACTGGTAAAAATTTAGAGTACAGTGAAATAGACGCGGCTAGTTTTGCAACTCTTGGCACTGAGGCTTGTGGTGTTTATTTAAATTCACGTACCAATGTATTGGCTATTTGCCAAGAATTAGCAAAAAGCGCAGGATTAACTCTAGCAGTTACCAGAACAGGCAAAGTTAAATTAGTAAAAATACAGATTCCTACTAGTGCTACTGTTACTATATCCGACAATGATACGGTATTAAATACTTTACGTGTAGTAGATAAGCCTACTATATATGGAGCAATTAAACTTGGATACGCTAAAAACTATACTATACAAACCAATTTAACAACAGGTATTCCAGAAGAACACAAAGATTTATTGGCCCGAGAATATTTAGAAGCATTAGCAAAAGATGAAACTGTTATTACCAAGTATGATCTAAATTCTGAGCCAGTACTAGAGCCGACTTACTTAATAAATCGTGCACAAGCAGAAGCAGCAGCCGCGTCTAAATTAGACTTATTTAAAACTCCGCGAATAATCTATGCAATGACTTGCACCAGCAAATATCTTAGTTTAGAAGTAGGTACTCCAGTTACGTTAGTATCTAGTCGTTACGGTTTAAATTCTGGTAAATTAGGATTAGTTATTTCTACTAAACCTAACTGGTTAACTGGAAAAATAGAAGTAGAGGTACTAACCTAATGGCAACTTTATTAAATAGTAGGAATCAGTTTTTAAATTCAGCCTCAACCAGAATTGTTGGGGCCACAGTATACATAACCACGGGTGTTGCAAACAGTTTTACTATACCAGAAAATTCCACAACTACTTTGCCAGGTATTCTTAATTTAACTGCAATACCTTCGCTGTATATAGTTCCACAGTATACTTGGTATCGACGTTTTAGCGATACAGGAAATTTTACTACTATAGCCAACAGCAATAACCCTGTGCTGAATGTTATAGGCAATCAAACTTTTATAACAGATTCTCAAAATTCTGGGATTGTACAGTATAAAGTTGAAGTAATCGAAACATCAACAACTGCTGCAAACTTATCAGAAGCAATCGTAACATTACCTATAGTTAGGCTGGGTTCAAACAGTATTCTAGGTACTCTATCAAATAGCTCTGTATCCGTGTCAGTTGGCGAAGACGGAGCTATTCCGTCAGACACTGTTATTGAATCAACACTAACTATTTATAACGGTAGTTCAGATGACAGCGAAAACTGGTCTGCAAGTATTGAGGCTAGCACTGGTATTAGTGCAGATCTTATTAATGGTAAAACTATTCGTGTTAATTTACCTATAAATACCTTAAACGGTTACGTAGATATAACCGCAACACGTCAAGGCTACCCAGACGTGGTAAAGCGTTTTAGTATAAGTAAAGTAGTAGCTGCTTCTACTACTAGTATTCTACTATCCAAAGACACCCACATTTTTAATACAAACTTTGATGGTGTAATATCTAATTACGACGGCGCAAGTACCACAATATATGTATACAATGGGTTTACCGATGTTTCGGACCAGTGGGCTATTGATATAACCGATCATACGCCTGGTATAGTGTTTACTACCATTACGGGTACTACTAACAACACAATTGTTTTAACCTCTATTCCTGATACGTTAGACTCAGGTTACATAACAATTACAGCAACTCGTACAGGATTTTCTGATCTAGTAAAATCTTTTAACTTTGCTAAGGTAAAAGACGCGGTTACTTATAGGGTAGTAGTAGAAAGCAGTAATGGTGACGTCTTTAAACCTGGACAAACACTAACAACAATACTAAGAGCCAGGGTATTTAAAAACGATGTAGAAGTCACAGATGACATTCCGGCTTCAAATTTTATGTGGACTCGAGTTTCGTACGACCCTCAACCGATTCCAAATGATGATTCTACATGGAATCAAACATACAGTTCAGGGTATAAAGCAATAACAATATCCGTATCAGACGTGTGGCAACGAGCTACCTTTCACTGTGATATATTAAATTAATAGGAATTTTTTCATGCCAGTTATTACCACAGGTCAGTTTACCATTGTTGACCAAAATGATGCTAAGCCTATTATGGCTTTTATTAGCGCAAATGGTTCAGTACAGCAAGTATACAGCAAAGACAATACTGTAGAAACATTTACACCTAACTGGGTTACAACCCCACTTATATTAACAGCTGCAGTATTTGTAAGCGGAGTTAACATTATCGACGGAGCTTCTATTTCAAACAGAAAGTGGAGCACAACTTTTGACGGTACATCGATTAGTAGCACCAAAACTTTTACCAGAAACACAAACTTTGGGCCTAATGACGCCAGTCAAACTTACTTCTTTACTTGTACCTATACAGATCCAGTAACTAGGATTGTTTCTCGCATTGACTCTCAAATTACTTTAAGTATTGTTAAAACTGGTACTAATGCAGTGTATGTTTTAACTTCTGGTGTAGATGTAATAGTACAATCTGATACTGCAACAAAAAATGTAGCTGCTATTAAAGCAGAACTAGTACGCAGTTCAGGAGCAGATACAAGCGGTTTGCAATATAAATGGTACTCAATTAGCAGTGCTGGAATTGCTACGCAATTGTGGAGTGGGGTAGCAGGTGTAGCCAATTACGGCCTAATGACCACAGCTATAGGAGCAGCACCTGTAGCAACAAGCAGCAATCTTGGGGCAGCAACATTTACAACCGCAGGCGTAACCACAGCCACATCATATACCAGTTTAGTAGCAAATCAACCAGGATATAATACACTAGTTGTAAGTGAAAATGCAATCACCAATTTTCAACTATTTAAAGTAGATGTATTTGATTCCGCAGATAGCTCTACTGCTGTATATTCTACATTTTTTACAATTTATGATGTAAGTGATCCGTACACAGTTAATATACTATCCAGTAATGGAGACAGATTATTAAATGGAGCTGGAAGCACAACTTTAACAGCTCAGGTATTTAATGGGTCTGCAGAAATTGCTGCTTATACTGGATGGACGTTTGACTGGTATATCAGAAACAGTAATGGTACAAGAGTTGGATTTGTAGCTAGCGCAAGCCCTCCAACCCCAGACATTACCAGAAGCATTAGTGCTAGTACAAACTCTACTACTACAGTGCTTTTAAATGCTTCAGCTACTTTAGCTGCAGGCGATTTAGTAAAATTGGTTAGTGTTGATGGTAGTATAGTAAAATTTGCACAAGTAGCTGCAAGTACTGGCACAACAGTAACCTTTCAAACAGCTACCGGAGATAATGCAAACGTAAATACTGTTACTACAGTTTTACCAACTGAGTTTGCAAATGGTACCTTATACAGAGCATTATCAAAAAGAATTACTACTACTAATACACTTAGTGTAACAGAGTTTGACGTGGACGCTAAAGCAACTATTGTAGTAGATGCTGTAAGACCCTAAAGTATAGTAGATCAAGAGTACTCGTTTAGAGTACTCTTTTAATGGAAGTAAAATATGCCCGTAATTACCACAGGACAAATAACTATTACAGATGCCAATGATGGGTATAATTTATCTATTATTGGAGGTAATAGAACCTTTTCCTATGCTTCTAATGGAAGCACCCCTACACCTTCCGCTGCAGGAACTTTTAGTGTTTCACTATTTCGTGGCGGAGTTTCACTTACACCAAAATCTTATACTTGGAGTGCTACAGGCGTATTATCTACTACAGCCACAACCGCAACTTTTACACCCACTTTAGCCACCAACTATAGCGTTGCAGCAACAACAGTTTCAGTTAGTGTAGAGCATAACAACAATACAATTACTGCAACAATTCCAATACTTGTATCACAAGCACCAAGCAATGCAATTATAAATACTCTTTTTGTTAGTGCTCCTGCAATTTACAAAAATGCTGCTGATTCTGTTACTACGGGCACGTACACAAGCGTTTCAGTTCAAGGTAAGCGTTATGATGGTACAGCAACCACTAATTTTGGCTGGATAACTATTACTCCAAACACAACTGGCGTAGAAAGTGCTCGTGTAGATACCGGCTCAACAGCTTTTGACTTAAACACGCTATCTAACAGCCAAGTATCTTCTTATATTATTAGACTATACTTAGCAGCAAGCGGCGGTGCAGCAGTAACTTCTCAAGTTTTAAATGTTACATTCAAAGGCACTCCTGGAACAAATGGCACTTCTCCTACTCTTTATGAAGTAGCCGTAAGTGCACCAGTAATATCTCGTAGCGCAACCAACTTACTAACTCCTGCCAGTATAGTTGTTAGTGGATTTTCTACTATTGATGCTACAAAGTCTGCCTACACAGGCCGATTTAGAATATATGAAGACGGAACAGTAAAGTATACAAGCAGCGCTGATCAAAGCTCATACACTTATACACCAAGTACGCCTACTATTGGAATACTAAAGTTTGAATTATATGCCGCCGGCGGTACCGCAATATTATTGGATACTCAAGAAGTACCAGTTGTTGTATCAGGCAGTAGTGCAATGACGTTTAGTTTAACTAATAGTAATTATCCTATACCAGCAGACAATTCTGGTGCAGTTAGTACTTACGTAGGCAGTGGCACCAACATACAGGTACTAGAAGGCAGTGAACAGTTTACTTATGTAACCACACTTGGTAATGCTACAGCAACTATAAGCACTGTAGCTAGAAATACTTCAAACATAGCTACAATTACTACTACAGCTGCGCACGGACTAGCCACAGGCGACGTAGTAAGCATTGATTGTACTAGTAATACTAGCTTTAACGCAGTTAGTGCAGCAATAACTGTTGTTAATACTACAACTTTTACATATTCAAACACAGGCACCTCAGTTACTAGTGTAGCTGGTGCCGGCACCGTAGTAAGAAATGTTGTGGCAAAAACATTTACTATTGGAACCCCAACACTATCAGTGGCTAACGCAATAACTGTAGGTGCTCGCAGTGGTGCAACTACTACCACGGCTGTTGTTGCACAGCACAGTGCTATGAGCAACACTGTGGATGCAGTAACAGTTAGTTATCCTTTAATCTATATTAGGGTTAATGGCTCTATAGGTAATCAAACAGTTACGCAAGTAATAACCAAAGTAAAAGCAGGTACACTTGGTATACGCGGTAGTCGACAGCTATACAGTACTGATGCGCTGTATGTCGCCACTTATGATATTGATGGTGCCGGGGCTACAGCAGCAGGTGCTGCAAGTTATGCTGCTCGCGCTACTCAACTAATTGCTGCAGCCACAGCAGGCAGCAATCCTACTACTCCCATTAATGGTGATACAGTTACTTTTACTAACGGAAGTGACTACGTATATACTATTACCCACAATGGTACATCGTGGGTGCCTCCAGGCACAATTATTGATGGAAGTTTACTTGTAACCGGTTCGGTAACTGCCAGTAAAATAAATTCAAATGGACTTGAAGTTCGTGATACTAATGGTAAATTACTACTTGGTAGTGGTGGAATAACTGCTGGTTTTGGCTCTAACTTATTATATAATGGAGGGCTAGAAGATGGTATTGCTGGCTGGCTGGCCGGATATAATACAACCGGTGCTGCACACACAGTAGGACATAATTTAAATCCAGATTATAGTTTAAAAGGGCTAGGTCTTGGGTTTTCTTATAGGTTTGGTAGTTCTGTAGTAGATACTGTATTTGATGCAAGTACTTCACAAAATTATATTCCAGTTACTCCAGATACTAGATATGAAGTATCTGCATTACTAAATGCTCACCGTTGTAGAGCTACTGTTGCTGTAGTATGGGTGGACAGTAATTTTGCTTATATTAGTGAGTCAACAGGTAATGCAGTAACTTTTCAAAGCGTAGTAAATACCTTAGCAGATTTACGAGCTTCACAAACTTTTGCAACTGCACCTGCAACTGCACGATTTGCTTATGTTATTGTACGCGGTCGGTCTATAGCTCAAAATGATATGTATGTTTTCTTTAAAAACGTATATTTTGGACAGGCGGGTACTGGCCAAGTAGATTTTACACCATATGCATCTGGACGCGGTATTGCGCAAATTACTTCCGGCAACGCCAGTACTTATATTGCAAATGCCGCAATTAGTAGTGCACAGATCGGATCACTAGCACTAACAGGCATAAATAACTTTAGCGTAAAATCAGCTACAGCTGGGGCTCGTATGGAAATGGATTCGCGGGCTATAAAAGTATATGACTCAAATGGAGTACTTCGTGTACACCTAGGTGATTTAACAACATGATATATAATTATAGGGCAACTATTAATGATTTATGGTTTTTCAATTAAAACAGGGGGGGCTGCTAATACAGTAACATTTACGGATACTGATCCTGCAACACCTATACTGTTTCATTCCGAGATAGTACGTTCGCCAACTATATCCACCTGGTTTAATCAGCAAGATCCTAGGGTACTGTCTCCACCTTCTGGATCACAGTCGTTTACCTATACTTCTGGGCAGCGCGGACCTTCTTGGGCAATATGTCATATATCAAATGAAAGCTATGGACAATCTTCCGCCGCTATTGCAGATAATTGGATAGGCTGTTCACAAAGTCCTGGTTATGTGCAACCAGATAGAGGTACTACACCTTCAAGCGGTTCCGTAGGATACAGTGAGATTGGAAAGCCGGTAGCAGATGGTAATGGTGGATGGATCACCAGGGATTTTTCTACATATACAACTACTACAGGTATAATACCGCCAGCTAACTCTACTATTATCTGGAACTGGGAACCTTCTTCAAATGTGGGTACTTCCTGTATGGATGAAATAAGTGTAGGTATAGCAAAATGTGCCGTTAATCCTCCAGTAGTTATAAAAAACTACGATAGAAGTTATACTATGTCATATAAGCCAATCCCTTATACCGATAATAATCTTGGTACTATTGCATTTACTTCACACGATAGAGGTTTTTCACAAACGCCGTACGGTGCTCCTGCTTGTAAAATAAATTTTTATTTCTTCTGGGTTTAACAATGACATACGGAACTAAATTTAAAAATGCAGAAGGGTATACAGTACTTGATACATCCATACACATGTATCAATTTGTTGGTAGATATAGCGGTTCCAGGGTGTATGGAGCTACATTAAGTAACCAAAATGCTATAGGTTCCGGATTAGTACCGTGGTGCGTGCAATTGGATTTACCAGCTGCATGTGAAGCCTATAGTACACAGCCAACTGACTGGATGTGTTTTGCTAGATATGTTGGATCTGGTACCCCTATTATAGTACCTACTGGCCTTATTACAGTACCAGAAAGATATAGTAAAGAAGACGAATTTACTAGAACAACTCCAAGGTACATGCTGTCTCAGATAGGGTATCCTACTCCAAATGGCTCTAGTTATATAAATATGCAATGTGTTGCTTCTTGGAGAGTATACAATAATGTACCTATACGTGTAGGCGATACTTTAGAAATATTTTATTTTAACCCAGTTACAGCCTCCTGTAATGTAAATGTGAATGGCACAATTAGTCCCGGTACATTTAGTAATATACCAGGAACACGAATAGTAACAGGCGTAAATTACAATACTTTAAATGCTGCTTCGCCAGGAGCATTTCCATCAATTGGTGGATCTACTCACCTATCTAATATGACAGTATCTAGCCCCATTAATTCTAGTATAAGTGCCGGGTATTGTTTTACTATTCGTAGAAAGCCTTATTGGTTTAATTTGTACACAAATGGAACCGGTTCCTTAAATCCTGCAGACTATGAATTTTATTTATTTTGTAAGAATTACTCTACACGAGCTGCATCAACAGGGTACGGTATGCGAACATTTGATAGTTCAGGTATTTGTTCTTTCAATACTAATTCTCCTCTACTAAAACCAGCAGCTAGACTAGACCCAAATTTATCCAATTCTGGATTAGTAGCAGGTTTTAGACCTACTAGAACATTTTATTCATCCACAACTTTACCTAATTATTCTCCTACATACGGTAGTATACCTACAACTTGGGCCACAGGGCAAAGCTCTCCTGTAGGTTATTACTATTGTCAAGCAGGCTCTGGGCAAAGTCATCCTGGTGGGAGTGTTGGGTATATGATGCCTCTTTTTTATACTGTTGATCCTCTTAACCCCTCTACATTTGCATTGAGGCCCGCAGGTACTCTACAGAGTGCAGGCACCTGGGCGTCTAATACTGGCTGGTATCCTGGAATGACTACAGTGGCTAACGGGTATCTTTTACCTAGCCTAACAGGTCATGCTTCAATAATGGCTATTGATACTCAACAGTATTCCTGGGCCCCTTTAAATACTACTTTATAATTGGGGTTAGCGTGAGAGAAAGTAGTACAATAATAGTTATATTAACCCAAGGAATTCAATGGCACACTTACGAATAATCCATAATAATAGATTAACTCAAGTGGCAGGATCTAGTACACACCCTACCACCAATGATTATAAATCACAAACTTCTACAGGCACCAGTTTTGTACTAACCACTAGCTCAGTTTCCGGAAACATAGCTGTGGTAGCGTATTTACCAGAACATACTGGGTCAATAACAATGACAGTTACTGGATTTCCAGCAGTAACAGAGCCAACTGTTAGCTCCAGCATAAACCTTCCAAATGGTTACGGCGGCGGTAAGTATGTTGTAGTATACTTAACCGGAGTCAGTGCACGTACTAGTTTTACAGTAACTTTCAATGTTAGCGTAAAAGTTAGTCGCTTTATAGTTGGCAACTATTGGAGTCCACAACATAACATTCCTTTTGGAATTACTACAGGATATATTGATACTAGTACTTCGGAAAGATTACAAAGCGGCGACCTGTACTCGACACCAGGGCCTCGTAATAAAACTATGCAGTTTCAATTAGAGTACTTAACAGACACAGACAAGTATGAATTTTTTAGTATACTAAAAAGTATTGGAAAATTTGGTTGCGTATTTGTATCAGCTTTTCCAGAAGATACAGATAAATCTCGTGAGCAAATGTACTCTATATATGGCAAACTATCAAATTTAAGTGGAATCAGTTACGCTCAGTATACCAGATACACCAGTTCAGTTGACTTAGAAGAGTTTTAAATTTAAATACCCACCACAAAAGGTGGGTATTTTTTTGCGTTGACTTTATCATGCCCTTGTGCTATAATATACCAAAATGTTCGTGGTCTCCTAATTTTTTATGTTAAAAGGGATTGCACTAGAATACAATCAGTTAAATAAATTTAGTGGCTGCGTAGTTTACAGCCGATAGAAAAAAGGAGAACTAGCTTATGTTAGAATCTAATTTTGAGCAAACCCTACAAGCTACTAGCCTGATTGCAATAGCAGTAATGGCGGTTTTTATAGGTGCGCAAAAAATCTTGAAAAATTGGCGAAGCACTGAAGCAGAAACTTCAATTATAACACTTATGCACGCAGAATTGGAGCGTATGAGTGAGCAAAACACAAAGCTTAGTATAGAACTTGGTAGGTTGCACTCAGAAGTAATTGCACTAAATGGCGAATTACAAAAATTAACTTTTGAAAACCAGCACTTACGCACTGAAGTATCTGCACTTACTAAAGAAGTCGTAAAATTTAAGCAGTTGTCTAGTGCATACAAAGGAACAGCAAATGCAACCAGCAAAAATTAATTATAAAATATATCAAGGCAGCACTTTTCAAGAAAGTTACCGCTGGGAATCAGAAACAAAAGTTTATGAACCAATCGTAGTTGTTTCAAAAAGTGCGCCCTGTGTAATAGCAACAGCAAGTACACATAGTTTACCGGCTGGCTGGAGATTTCGTGTAACTGGTGTTGGCGGAATGAAAGAAATTAACAGTGTGGGTGATAGTTATCACCTAGCTACTTCAGTTGGTGCATCTACAATTACACTAAATCAAGTTAATAGCACACAGTATAGCAATTATACTAGTGGAGGAATCGTTGAGTATAATCAACCTGTCCCGCTTCAGGCTTATAGTGCACGCATGCAAATTCGTGAAACAGTTGAAAGCCCTGTAGCTTTATACTCTACAACCAGTGGACCGGGTGGAAATATAGTAATAGATTTAACATTAAGTACTATTACAATTACAATTCCAGCCAGTGTTACACAAAATTTTTCTTTTTCCACCGCTGTATATAGCTTAGAGTTATATGAATCTAATGGTATTGTATTGCCGTTTTTAACAGGTAATCTAACACTAGTGCCGGAGGTTACACGATGACTGAAACTATTACAACTGAGCAAAGTAATACGGTTGTAACATCGTCAAGTCAGCCACAAACAATAGTAACTCAAACTACTGCAGTACAAACTATTGTAACAGGTATGATGGCACCTACAAGCGCTGTCGATATAGGTCAATTACGAGATATTGACGTAACAGAATTAAGTGCTGGAGCAATACTTGTTTATAATGCTCAAACAGAAAAATGGACCGCTACTAAACTGCTAGATCAGCAAATAGTTGAGGCTGGACAATTTTAAAGGAAAAGAACATGGCTTCTATTTTAAAAATAAAGCGCAGTGAGGTAAGTGGCAATCCAGCAGTATTGGGTGCAGGTGAGCTTGCATACAGTGCACTAACAGATAACGGTTCCAATGGTGGTGATCGTTTATATATTGGTACAGGTACTGAAACATCTGGTAATGCTGTAAACCACGTTGTAATTGGCGGTAAGTTTTTTACTGATCAAATTACTGCAGCCACACATACAAATACTGCAAGTACTTTAGTAAAAAGAGACGCAAGTGGTAATTTTGCAGCCGGTACAATTACCGCAAGTTTAGATGGAAATGCGGCAACCACTACAAAATGGCAAACTCCACGTGGATTAAGTTTAACTGGTGACGGCACGGCAACATTGGTTAATGTAGACGGTACCGCAGATGTTAGTGCGGCACTGACATTAGCAACAGTTAACACTACTACTGGAACTTTTGGTGGCTCAACCGTTATACCAGTTATTACAGTTAATGCTAAAGGCTTAGTTACATCAGTAACTTCAGCCAGTATTTCAACCGAATTAAATATTAGTGGTACTACTGGTACAGATGTAATTAGGCTTGGAATAGATACTTTGGCTTTTGCAGGCGGAACTGGGGTTACTACAGCAGTAACAAACAACCAAGTTAGTTTTGCAATAGGTCAAGCTGTTGGTACTACTGATAACGTAACATTTAATAACGTAACAGTAAATGGCACACTTAACAGTGATGACGTAACTGCAAGTAATATTAGTGTAACTGGTAATGCGACTATTACTGGTAATTTAACTGTTCAAGGTACAACAACTACTATTGATTCCACAACTTTAGCGGTTGGCGATATTAATATTGTGTTAGCAAAAGATGCTACAAACAATAGTGAAGCTAATGGTGCGGGCATAACAGTTGCGGGAGCAGCTGCGGTATTAAACTATACCAGTGTTGATGATCGCTGGAATTTTAATAAAAACTTAAATGTTGCTACAGTTTTTGGCGACTTAGTTGGAAATGCTTCAACCGCCACTAAACTAGCAACTGCTCGCAGCATTACAATTAGTGGAGACGCTAGTTGGACTGTTAACTTTGATGGTAGTGCCAACGCTAGTGCAGCACTTACCTTAGCCACAGTTAATTCAAATGTTGGAAGTTTTGGTAACGGTACTACAGTACCAAACTTTACTGTGAATGCCAAAGGTTTAATTACTGCTGCTGGAAGCACAGCAATTCCAACAGCTACTTCAAGCGTGTTAGGTTTAGCAAGTTTTGATAGCACAGATTTTACAGTAACCTCAGGTGCAGTTAGTATTGCACAGGTTGACGGTGGAACATATTAATATACTAAAGTAGTCTATACTACTCAATATACCTTTTTAGGATCAACCAATGAGTAAGATAATCTTAAAAAAGTCTTCTGTACCAGGAAAAGTACCTGCTACAGGTGACTTAGACTTTGGCGAGTTAGCACTTAACTATGCCGATGGAAAAATATTCTACAAAACTGCCAGCAACACTATTGCTGAACTAGGTGGCAGTGGCGGTGGTGGTAACTTAACTGTGTCTGCTACACCTCCTACTTCGCCTAATGTTGGAGACGGTTGGGTTGATTCCGCAACAGGTATAAAATATACTTACTTAAATGATGGTAGTAGTTCCCAATGGGTAGAGCTAGAAGCTGACGTTTCAATATCTACTGGAAGCACTACTACCACTACGTCAGCTTCTAGTATTTATTCTGCAGAACATAGTTTAACTGGAACTACTAATAATTCAACTGAAACTGAATTATTTATAGATGGAGTAAGCAATAGTCGCATAGCAGTACCACTTAATAAAACTGTTTATTATACAGCAGATGTAGTATGTCGTAGAACAGACACTGCCGGCGACCATGCCGCATTTTATATAAAAGGCGTAGCAACTAACGTAGCCGGCACCGTTACTGATGTTGGCCTTATTTACGAAATAGTAATTGCACGAACTGACGCAAATTTTGCCGTTGATTTTCGTGCAGACGATGCCAATAATAGCGTTAATATGTACGTTACTGGCAATACCAGTAAAACACTATCTTGGAAATGCGCATTAACAGTGTTAGAGGTATAATGTATGACAACAACAAGAAGATCAAGAAGTATTTTAGTGGATGCCACACTTGGTAAGATATTTACAAATACCACGTCAGTACAAGCAGCAGATGCTTCAAAATTAATAG